TCGCCGAGCGCCGAACCTTTGGGCAGGCGCGAGATCTCATCGGCAAGCCGCGATTGGTAGGTCTGGTTCCAAATTATGACAGGCGGACAGACGGTGACAGCCGGCGGCAGAGGTTCGGCCTCGCACCGCATGAGGAATAGGAGGCCGTAGCAGAGGGTCACGCCTTGCCCTCCCGCAGCCGCTTCAGCATCTCGTCATTGCTCAGCGCCGCCACCTCGTCCATGCGCGCCCGAGCGGCCTCAGCGGCGGCGGAGGCGGCTCGTTCCGCCTCCGCCCGCCCCGCGAGTTTGGCGTCTTCATGGGATCGCCAAATCGCGAACAGATCGATAATCACCTGCCCGAAGGCGGAAAGCAGCGCGTCCAGGAATGGACGCGCCAGTAGCGCCAGAATGGCGGACATTACTCGGTTGGGGCGGCCGGCGTCGAGGCGGCCACCGCGTCGGCGAGCGCATTCGTCTGCGTGTCGAGCTGATCGGCGAGCGATACCACCTTGGCCTGGTCGGCCGCCGCGTCGCGGATCGCGTTGGCGACGTTCTGCAGCAGCGTGACGACCGACTGGATAACGCTGTTGTTCTCGGCGATTTCGGCTTCGATGCGGGAAAAGTCCAATGCCATTTGTTCAACCTTTTCGATGATATGGGTTAGCGCCTTTTCGATCCGCCCCAGCCGGCGCGAAATGTCCGGGTCGGATTCTGGGTAGTGGTGATTGATTACAAGGCTCATATCAGCGCCTTAGCCTCCTTGACCTGGACCGCCACTTCCGCCTGCCGGCCGATGATCTCAAAATCAGGCTTGGGCGCATCGGGGAGCACGGCGGGCTTTTGCACCACGTCGCCGGTTGGCGCATCAATGCGCGCGAAGCCCATCTCCGCGATGTCGGCGGGCTTGCCCATGAACGCTTTGACGGCATCAGAGCCATGCGTGAGCGCGTAGGTCACGAATTCCTTAAGCACCTGGTTGCGAACGTCGACGGTCCAGACCTTATCTTTGGTCGCGCCGACGACGACGTTGATCGCGTAGACCAACCCGCGAGCCGCAAGCTGGTCTGCCTGGGCGGTCAGCAGGATCGCAGAAATCCGCCCCGGCAGCCGCCGGAAGGCCCAAGCGATAACGCCGCCCAGGCTGAGCGTGAGATAGCCCAGCGCCGTGCCGAACCAGTCACCCACGGGCACCTGGACGATGGTGGATGGTGGCGGAACGACGGTCACGGGGATGGGCTCGATGCCCTGTCCAAATGCCGTGACGGTGAGCATGAAAAAGACCGCGAGTGCGGCCGGTAGGAATCGCATTGTGAAGTGCTCCTAGAGCCCCTTGGTTGCCGCCAACACTGCCCACATAGAGGCCGTCTGCATATTGGTGATCGCCACCGCGAATTCGCGTCCCGCTTCGCCCTTCGCCGACTGTTGCGCCTGGCATTCCGCGACGAAGGCCGCCGACAGCGATTTCAGCCGGTTGACGCTGTTCAGTCCGGACGGGTTAAAGGTGAAGCGAACCGCCTCGGCGGCTTCGCCCGAAATGTTGACCTGCTCACCGTTGCAGGCGCCGGTCTCTAAAACGACATGTCCCATGATTTCTCTTTCTCTGGTTAAAACTTCTTCGCGTCCTGCCGCACGCCGCCTTTGCGCGTGCCGTTCTTCTCTTCGCCCTCGATGCGGTTCGTCCAGCCGCCGCCGAACGCATCCCACGTCTTGAGCCCCTTCAGCATCGCTAGCCGGCGATTGCACACGGCATCGATAGTGTCGGTGAACGGAGCAACCGAGGCGGCCGCAAGCGTAGCCGGGCCAATGTTGCCGTCCACCGTCAGCTCTTTCCAACCGAGGGCGTCATTGATGCCACGTTGTAGCCACTTCGCCGCCTGGCTTGGTCCTGAATTAACCGCCGCATCGAACACGCAATAATCGAGCCCGGCGGGCAGCTCATCGCCGTCGATCTTCGACCAGTAGAGGCTTCGATAGATGTCCTGCAGCTCGGCGTTTTCCAGCTTCTTGACGCTGCGAACTGCTTCACCCTTGCGCTGGCGATAGGCGTCGTAAACGCGCTGGATGACGCCTTTTTGAGTCGCGCCGCCTGGGTCGCGGGGATGGTCGCTGAAGTTGCCCTCATGCACGAGCACGAGCTTAAGGGCGCGGGGGAAGCTCGCGTTCATATGTCACCATTTGAGTATGGATGTGGATTTTGCTAGGAAGACGAGCTAGGGCTGTTGTAGAAGATCGCCATGGAAACGAAGCCAACACTTCGCGATGCATATTCAGACAACATCGAAAACGAGATAATTGCTCTCGAAAACAAGGTGTTGCGGCATAGGGCAATTATTGCTGTGTTGGTAGTTTTACTTGCTGCTTCGATATTGTTTTAATTATTCGCCGAATTCCAAGACCACACAGATACCAGGGGCGCCGACGCCGCCGGCCACACCGGCTGCTGTGTTAACGTTCGCGCCACCACTGGCGCCAGCGCCATAAACGGTTGCGGTATTCCCGGCCACCGCGCCGCTTGCACTCAGATCAATGCCGGCCTTGGCGCCGCCGCCCCAAAAGCTATCGCCACCATCACCGCCACGAGCAACCGTCGTGCCAAGGCTGGCTCCGCTTGGTCCACCAGGAATATTGATAAGACCACCTGTAGCCGTACCGCCTGCTACACCTGGCAGGGATTCAGTGGCGCCACCTGGATTTGATCCAGTTCCTCCAAGGCCGCCGCCTGCCGTATGATATCCGCCAAATGTTGTATCGCCGCCATTGCCGCCAGCAGTGCCGGTATTGGCGCCAGCCGTTCCACCGGCTCCAATGGTGATGGTTTGCGATGCCCCGACAGCAACGGCGTTGAGCAACTCAATGCAGGTTGCGCCAGCGCTGCCGCCCGGTGCGCCGCCCGTTGACGAGCCGTCCGAATCCGCCCCACCGCCGCCACCGCCGCCGCCCGTCGAGATAACAAGAGCCTGCGTAAGGCCGGCGCGCGGCGTGTATGTGCCAGATGCTGTAAACACCTGGATCGCCTTCAGACCAGCAAGCGGCCCTTCCGGTCGATACCATTCCGCGCCATTGGAAAATATTCCGACTGCGGCCATTGTTGTAACAAGGGTGAGCGATGCCGACGCATCGTCGATCGTCTCCGAGCCGCTCGGATCGATAATCATGGAATTGGCGGCAGCCGTCTTCTTGAACAGAAAGCCCTTGCCGTCACCGACGCTCGCCGCGCTCGGCAAGTCGAACTCGATATTGCCGCTTGTGGTGTCCGCCTCGTAAGCCTTGCCCGCGTCCGCCGCCGTCAGCGCGACAGGTGAGCCCCCGCTCGTGACTTGCGTCCAGGGGAATAGCGGCGGGGCAAAACCGACTGCCGATGTGGCAGACTCTGCCTTGGCCAGCTCGTCATAGGTCTTGAGCGTCACATCGGCGGACGTGGTGACGACCACTTTCCAGTCGAAAGTGTCGTCGACATAGATCAACGGCACGAAGCCGCCGGCATCGCAGACAACTGGCTGCGCGTGCTGGACTGTGCCCGCCTCGTCCTGCCACACGGTCAGCGCGGTTGTCGTCGTCTCGCGATAGTGCAGCAGCTTCGCGCCCGTCTGCGGCACGCCGCTATCATTGGTGATCTGGCGGCCGGAGAGGAATGAGAGGATGGTCGGCATTATCGCTGAGCCCCTTGGGAAACCGAACTGTTGTGCTCCTGGATCAGCGCCAGGAAGCTGCTGAGCGCATCATCAAACCGCTGATCGCCAGACGCCGCACGCGCTGGCTGCGCTGCCTCATAAGGCGACACGCCATCCTCGCGCGGCAACGGGATGCCTTCCGGGACTTGCAGGGCCGAGGCGCTCGACAGCGGTCCGGCTCGCTTGGCGGTGTAATCGGACAGCACGGAGCGCGTGGGAGAGGCTTCCGGGACTTGCGCCATCTGATAGGCGTCCTCGATAGCGCCGCCCCGTAGCATGCTCGGCAGGTTCCGCGCGGCCACATTGCGATCGCGGTTTAGCTCTTCCGGGCTGGGATCGTAAGCGTCGGCGGCCGCATAGGGTGCGAGCAGTCCCGATCCGACGCCCGCGGCCCTGGTGAGCGCCTTGGGCAGCTTGCTAAGGCCGTAGAGCGCCCCGCCCGTTGCGGCGGCGGCGCCAGTGCCCGCCGCAGCGCCTTGGGTCCGCGCTTCGGCTGGCGTGGCGCCAGCGGCCTCCGCATCGCTCGACGCGGCGTCATAGCCCAGTCCGGCGGCGATCATCGGCCCGGCGATCATGCTCGGCTTGCGCGAGGTGGCCAGCTTCTTGACGGCGCTGGTGATCTTCTGACCGGGGCCAACGCCGAGTTCCGTCGCCACGGCCGCGCGGTTCTCCGGCGTGACGTTGGCTTCGAGATATTTCGCGGCGGCGGCCTTGGTCAGCTTGCCTTGTGCCCCGGCTGCGCGAGCAGCTGATGTGAGCCGGTCGGAGGGGGTGCGGAGCACGGGCGCTTGCGGCGGCGCATTGGGAGGCGGGGCAGGCGGGCGTGAGCGAATGCGCGCCTCGTCCACCGGATCATTGGGATTACCGCGCCCGAGGGTGCTCACGAGTTGATGAACGCCCAAAGTTGCGGCGGCCGCATTCTCGCCAGTGCCGACACTTTTTATGATGTCTTGCGTCTGTGGATCAGAGAACGCAGGAGCGATGATATTCCGCGTAGCATAACCCATTGCCCCCAATGCAGCGGGCGCGCCGAACTGAGAGATATTGCGCCTGCCACGCTCTCGATTCAGGCGATTAAGCTGAGCTTCTCTGGCATTCGGATCAAGACCCCTTTCATTGGCAAGGCGGCCAACACCCTGTCCGGCTGCCTTGTCCTGGGCGGCAAAGCGCTTGCCGAAAAAATGACCGGCTGCCGTTCCAACGCCGACGCCAGCAACATAGGGGGCCACCTCGGTTCCCATCTTGGTGAGCCGGTTTGCCGGATCGTTCTCGACCTCCGTCGAGCGCAACTTGGCCTTCGCCGCCTCGGCTTCCGCTTCCAGCCCCCGCGTGCGCGTTTCCGCCCCCGCACGCTCGGCATCGCGCGCCGCCTGGGATTCGGCGTCCTTGCGGAAATTCTCTGCCGCCTCTCGCGTCAGACTCTTCTCACCCTCGCCGATGACGCCGTCAATTTTGCCCCGGTAATAGCCCAGCCCTTGCAGCTCTCTTTGCGCTGCTTTAATCTGCTCCACGTCGCCACTGGCGAGCATCCGAGCAATTTGCCGTGGGTCCATTAGATTAATCCGCTGAAGGGGTTGATATGGAAATGAAAAACACAGAATCTGGAGAAGCTCTTCTCCGCGAAATAGATGCAAGCACAACTGCCGCCCACCGTGCTGCCATGCGGCTAATTCTGGTCACTTGCACAATCCCAATTCTTTTCACCGCCGGTCTCTGGCTGTTCGCGGTGCTGACAAATTGATCAATCCCGTCGAAGTTGAAATGATCCGCGTCGGCAAGAACCGCTATATGAGCCTGAAAGACGCCATCGCTAAGGGCTACAACCCGCGCCTCAATCCGCCGGTCAAGGGCGAGCCGATCTTTGCCCCCGAAGGCATCGTGAACTTCTGTATTATCGTTTTCTCGCTCTGGCTCGGTTACCATCTAACCGGATTTCTCAGGTATTTCTTCTTCGGTCACTGACGGACACCAGCATGAGCACGCGCCGATGCATTGCGTGCGGAAAACTTGCCCGCTCCGATTCCTGACGCTGGCGCCAGGCTGTCCATTGCCCCGTTTCTGATCTGCCGGATTGCCGTCACATAGGCCATGCGCTCCTGCGTGGTCGCGGCTGCGCGTGCCAAGCGGTTCAGCGTTTGCAGCAATTGCGCCGGATCGGTTTCCGTGAGGATGTTGAGCACCTCGCGTGCGCCGCGCCGACCAAGCTGCGTCGTCAGCCGCGTTTGCAGGTTTTCTAGCAATTTCCACGGCCTTCCGGTCAACGCATCCGCCGCCGTCTTCACGCCCTCTGTCACGCGGCTCATGTCGCTTCTCAGCTCCGCCGTGCGAGCGCCAGCCATCACGTCGTTCTTGGTGCTGGTCGTTATCGTTTCGCGCCTGAGATCACGAAGTAACCTTTGCCCCTGTCTGAAAAGCGCCGGCTCGCCGCGCGGGTAAAGTGCCTCAACGATCTCGCGAACGGCCGGCGTGTTGAACTGGTTCGCCACGGCGCCGCCGATTTGCTTGTTCGCCGCGTCGTCCATCAGCTTGCGGGCAAAGCCCAGCCGATACAGCTCTTGCTGTGCCGCCGTCATGCCGCGAAAGTCCCGCAGCGCCTCCCGCGATGGCGCCCCGAGTCTGGCCGTCAGCGCCGCGCCGGCCTCCAATGCGCCTTCCTCACCAAACTCTCCCATGCCAGTCGCGTAATTGCGGCGGATGTCGCGAAAGGTCGGATAGTGATCCTCGATCCGATCAAGGAAGACCTCGCGCAAATTGCGGGCATGGCGCGCATTGTTCGGATTGGCCACGGCTCCCTCGCTCGCGATGCGAAGCTGACGCTGAATGTTGTCCAACATCTCCGGCGAAAACACTTCAGTGTCCGGATCTACAGTTGGAACAGGCTCGGGCGCGCCACCTCCGCGCTGGTTGCGCCGGATGGTCTCAACGCGCGCTTGCCGCTGTGCCTGGATGCTGGCCCGCCTGAACAGCGGATCAGCCATCAGATCGCCAAGCTGATTGATGGCAAGGTCCGGCTCCGCATAGAACTGCCCATAAGCCCGGCGCGCCTCGGTTTGCAAGTTGGTAAGCCCAGCCGCCCGCGTGGCCTCGAAGTCGCCGCCGGCCACAGAGCGCTGCACGATGTTGGACACGCGCCCGCTCTGCGTTTCCTGGCGCCCGGTAAGCCGCTGGGCAGCCTCGCCGCTTTCGTCACCTGCAAGGCTATGGGCGGCCCGCCCCAGCCGTGTGACCGGCGCCGCGCCGCCCTGACCCACCATTTCCTTGGCAAGGTCAATCGGATTCATCGGCGTGGGATTGGCTTCGCGATAGGCGTTGACGTAGCGAGTCACCGTCCCCGGCGCGATGCCATGATCAGCGCCAATCGCTGCCGGAGACTCGCCGCGCAATCCACGGCTAACAATATCGGCGATATTCTCCTCGGTGATGCCGCGCGCCTGAAGGTTCGCCGACGTTGCCGGCGACACTTGCGCTCGCATCGCCGCCGGATCGACGCCCGCATTTACCATGCGATCGGCGACGTTGCGGATTGCCGCCCCTTGCGGATCGCGCGCCCCCGCCACCTCGCGCGCGGCATACCGCGCGGCATCGCGCACCGCTCCTACGCCCTTGACGATCCCCGGAACAATCACGCTGCCGATCGCGGGGGCAGCCACAGCGCCGATCAGTGCCCCCTCGCCAGCATCCACAACGCGACTGCCGACGCCGCCTTCACCTTGCGCATAGCCGACCGCGCCACCGAAAGCAGTGCCAGTCCTGGCCGCCGACCTCGCCCCCTGTCCCCACGTCATTATCGCTCGCGCGGCCGGCGCAATTCGAGCAGAACCGAGCCCGCCGATAATTTCGGGAATGATGGTGTTCTCTTGCTGGGCAACGCGGCGAGCGGCGCGGACATATTCCGCTGCCTCATTATAGGCATCACCCGCGCTATTCCAGATCGATGGATTGCCGGATTTTTTCGCGCGGGCGCCCGTGACAAATTCCTTGATGGCCTGGCCAGCGCCAACCATCTCGTCTTGAATGCCAATCGGGTCGGCAAGCTGATCGGAGAGCCGATCGAACCGCCCGCCCAGCATACTGGGCTTAAAGTAGTCCGGCGACTTGCCTGCGCGAACGTCTGCCTCGGCTTGCTGCGCCGCCGTCTTTGGGGCATCGGGAAACTGCGCGAACGGATCGCCAACGGCGGCAGCAGCCGGCGCATCCGGAAACTGATCCCAGGCATCCATTACGGCCTCACCTTAATGCGTCCGTCAGGCGTGACGAAATGCGTGCCGGACGGAAGCTTCATGGCCTCCTCCGGCGTGGCGACTTGTGCGGGCGCCACCGATTCTGGCGCGCCCTCCACCTTGGTGAGCTGACCTTGGTCCTTGCCGCCCATCTTCAGCTCGTCGAGCGGCACGCCCACGGCGCCCTCGATCGCCTCGGGGTTATAGCCGGACGCGGTCAGCGCTTTCGTCTTTCTCGCCAGCGCCGATTCCGTCGCGTCCTTCTGGCGGGCCAGATTGGCGCGGATCTGCTTGGGGGCCATGTTCGGCGTGATGTCGGCGCTTTCGAATGCCCGCTGCTCGCCCTCGGTTAGCGCCGAGCCGAACAGCTCATTTCTGACGACGTTCTTATAGCGGTCGTAATCCTGCCACCATGTCGAGGCGCTTTCGGTCGTCGGCCCGGTGAATATCGGCATATTGCGAGCCAGCCACATGGTGCTCTCGCCGCCGCGCCCGTAGCCGGCGAACTCATCCTTGAAGGTGTCGCCATAGCGCTTGATGCCCTCAAGCTGAACGCCCTGCTTGGTGAGCTTTTCGGTGTCGTTGAAGCTCAGCGTGCGCGGCTTGGGCATTGCAGCTTTCGCGGTACGCGCCGCGATCGCCTCGCGCTTGATGGACTGGTCGGCTTCGGTTTTCCGCCGGTCATTCTCCAGCCCGATTGCCTCCAGCGTCTTGCCGCTCTGGGCCAGCACCATGTCGCGCGCGGAGAAATCGCCGTATTTCGAGACGTCGATGCCAGCCTTGCCAGCCGCCCCGACAGCCGCCGCCCATTTCTCCGGCGTGTCAGCCGCGAGCGCGAGATTGCCGAGCATGCCGTGGAATTTCTCGGTCTTTTTCAGCGCATCGTCCGACGCCTGGCGCATCATCTGATGCACCTGATTGCCGCCCTCGAAATCGCCACCCTCATAGAGCGTGGCCTTGGCGCCCCTCAGATCACCCTCGGCCGCCTGACCGCCGGCATCGATGCGCAGATCGCGATTGCGCATGGTGTCGCCGAGCGCATAGCCCTGCGCGGCGGATTTGAACCACTCGGACGAGTCTGGAACATACGGCGCCAAAAGACCGGCCATCAGCTATTTCCCATCAGTTGAAGTAGCGATTCGCATTATTCGAGCCGGTCATCGTCGACCACCCGCCATTCGCCATCGTGCCGGGGGTCATGCCAGACTGCATGCCGCCGCTATACATATTGTAATTGGCGAGGTTGTTCATGCCGCCGGCGATCGCATTGCCCGCCCCGGTGATGCCCTGCCCCTGCAACAATCCGGCCTGGCTAAGCAGGCTGCCTTGCTGGGCTGCCGACTGCTGGCCCATGGCCGCGGTCGACGTTGCCGCCGAGCGGCCGGTGTCGACCAGCCCGCCGAGCTGTGACAGCCGCGTGGTGTAGGCGCTGAGCAAATTCTTCTGGCCATAGTCGTAGAGCGCCGCGCGCACATTGCCGCCGCCCTGGCCGGACAGGCGATAACGATCGTCGACCGTCTTGGCCCCAAACTCGTTCGCTGCTTCCCAGCCTGGATCGGTCTGGAAATCGTCGGAGAATTTCTGCTGTGCCTCGCGGCCATTCAGCCCCACGGCATTGCTGTAGGTTTTCAGCGCGTTCTCGCCGCTCGACGTGTAAGGCGCGAGCAGCGCCTCGTTTTTCGCATTCTGCGCGGCAACGCCGGCGGCGGCCTTCTTCGACGCGCTCGCCGCTTTGTTCGCGCCATAGATCTGCGAGCCAGCGCCAATTGCGGCAGCTCCGATAATAGCGGCAGTCGTGCCAATCATGTGGTGATGTCCTTAATCCAGCTCGTCTCCAGCAGCTCATACCCGAGCCGCTCATACAGCGCCCCGACGCGGGCGTTTGGCGACACCATAATGCAGCGCTTGCATCCGAACTCGCGCGCCCACCGCTCTCCGGCGAGCAGCAGCTTCAGCCCGCCCCCGCGCGCCTCGGGCGGCACATACCAGAACAGCTCTGACGCCACCGGCTCCCAACTCGTGGGGTGAATGGTGGCGATCATGCCAATCATCCCGGCCAGCTCGCCATAGAACTCGTCGACCAGAAGCAGCCCGTGATCCTCGCGGATCAGCAGCTCGGCGACCGAGCGCAGCGCATCCGGGTTAATCCCTATGAGCCGGTGATAGTGGCTTTCGCTGATGAACCGCTCGCCGAGCACCGCGATTTGGCCGATATCGCCGGGCGTGGCATGGCGGATCACTTAAGCGGCATTAAAGGCGACGGCGATGCCGACATGCCGATCCGGCGAGCCCGTCACGTCACATTGGATGGCAACGCCGGACGCTGCCGCCGCATAGGCTTTGCTGGCGGTGCTGAAAAACTCATCGCTGTTGATGTCGGCGTCGAAATTCTCGGTAAGCTCGGTCCAAGTTGCCGTGTGGTCCTCCGTGCCGCCTTCCTGGTTTTGCGACACCGCGATGATCACGCCGCCCGCGCTCACGAATGGGACGGTCCAATCCAATGGATCGCCGCTGTCCTCCTGCGCCACGGCTGCGGTCACCGTCGCCGTAGATGGCACGGTGAGGGTGTAAACAGAGACGCCCGCGCACGTCATCCCAGCGTCGAAATTCAACACAACGCCGGTAGTACCGGCCGGGTCCGCGACCAGCACAATGCCGCACGCCGTGCCCTGATTATTGTTTTCGGCAATCAGCGTCCCCGCAACACCGCCCGCGCTGCCGCCGGTAACATGGCGAGTGTCGGTTGCGGTCGCCGCCGCGCCGCCGATGCAGAGCACCACATAGCGCCGCGTGCCCCCGGCGGGCGAGGCCCCGATGCTGAGCGTGTCGAACGGAGCGGCGCTGTAATTCGTGGCATCGCCAGTGGTGCTCGCCGACCCGATATAGGCCAGCGTGATCGGAACGGACGCGCCCCCCGTCAACAGCGCTTGGAAGGTCACCCCTACCACTAGGAAAGACCCGTCCCCGAAATGACCCACGACGTGCTCGCGACTTTCAGCGCCGTCGCGATACCGTTCGCCGCCAGTGTCCGGCTACCCGTCGCGCCCGTACCCGCCAGCGTCAGCGTGTCCGAGGTAATGGCGATAGTCACCGTATTGATTTGATTGATGAATGTGATGCATGTGCCAATGGGATAGGCGACGTTGGTATTGCTGTCGATGGTGAAAGTCCGGGCATTATTGTCGGCGGCCGGATGCAGGATATGTTTCTGAGCGTCGGCGAGCACGGTAGTGTAGGCCGCGCTCTTGGAATTCTGCGGGATCTGAGAATAAAGCGGCACGCTCTCGACGGCGATGATGCCGGGCGAATCCCGCGAAACCGTCGTGTCCGTCGCCGCACCGATATTAACAGCGGTAAATTGCGGACTGTCGCCAGTGCCAAGACCAAGGTTCGTCGCCGCGCCGCCTGCGGTACTCGCGCCCGTCCCGCCATCGGCAACAGCAACATCCGTGCCGCCGGGCTGGTAAAACCCAGCCGAGGAAATGCCATCCAGCAAATCCGCGTCCAAGCCGCTTGCAGCCCCGTCAACCGTCAGCAGCTTGGCCAGCACATCGGCCGCCGTGTAGCTCGCCGACGCCAGCTTCTCGCTGTCCAACTCAGCAAGCGCCGCCTGCACCGTAACAGCCGCGATGTTGCCAGCCGGAACATTGGTGATCTCGCCCGCGGTGTAATCGCCCGCCGCCCCGGCGACGACACCGCTGCGCCCCTCGAAAGATGAAACCCCGCCGCCGCTGACCGATCCCAGCTCCCGCACCAGCAATTGCAGCGTTGCATACCATTCCAGGCTGATTTTGCCGTCAGATCCTACAAGCGGCAACTCTCGCTGTGGAAGCTTCGCCATCAGCGCGTCGGCCTTGCGTGAAGCGCCGCCGAGTTGATCGCCTTGAGCGTCTTCGTCGACGCCTTCACGCGCCAGATGCGGCCCTTCTTGGTGCAACGGCCCCAGCGATTGAGCCGCACAGTCTGGTCGAACTCCCCCTGCTTGCCGATCACCGCGCGCCGCTCGCCGAAGAACGTCTTGCCGCCATTGTCGCTGATGTCGATCATGATTTCTGGATCGGTATCGCTATCCAGGCCGGAGCCAAGCCCCACACCCGACACGATGTCGATCTCGATGCCGTCCGCGATCAGCCGCTCCGGAAAACGATGCGAATGCGGACACCAGATTTCGAGAACGTGATCGGCGCCATCCTCGGTAAAGTCGCCCGTTTCCAGCGAATAGAGCTGACCGTCGCTCTCGTCACCCATGATGTATTTGCCGGCGAACAGGATGGACGAATTCACCCGCCAGCGCGCCGTGTCCAGCTCATAGGATTTGCGCTCATACCAGGCGCGTTCGAACCCGGCCTTTTTCGCAAATGGCAGATCCAAGCACCAGGTAAAATTCGCGCCTTTGAGCGTGTAGGTCTCATGTCCCTCGAACACATGCGTCGAGCCCGCCATCAGCGCGCGCTGAGCGACAGTGAGTCCCTTGATCGACCGTTCCACCGCGTGGGTCGAAACGCGCTCAGCGCCGCCGTCGCGTCCGTAGCGGACGATCAGATTCTGGTCAACCCAGATGAGCGCCTTTTCGAATTTTGCCACCGTGTGCGGCCCGGTCAGCCCATATTCGATGTCCTGCTGCACGGGCGAGAAAGGGAAGGGCTGGCCGGCAAGCGATGGATCGGCCTGCCAGATTTCCAGGCTCTTGGTGCCGAACGCATAGAAAAACCCGCCGTTGACGAATACCCGCACCAGGTCGTCAGAACTGGAATTGATGTCGCCAAAGGCCAGCGCGTTGATCGATGTCGCGTCGTCAGTATCGGATGCGTAAACCCGCGCCGGATTCGTAACGCCGAACAGCATTTTGCCCTTGAGGAAGTCGATGCTGTTTGGTGCGGGGAGATCGCCGTCCGCATTCAGCGTCAGCACGCCAGCGATCAGCACGTAATATTGTCCCGCGCCGGTGACGATGCCGATCTCTGGCGGATCGGCCTGATTAAGCGCCATGAAGACGCGGCCTGAGCCGACGAGATTGGCGAGCGATGCGCCGTTGCCGCCCTGGTCGAAATTGACGATCTGATTGCCAAGCACCGCGATGAGCTCATTGGCGGACAGCTCAATCATGCCGCGCTCGGCGCCAGAAAATGATCCGCTATCCCAACGCGTAAGACCGGGCGCGCCATAGATCGAAAACGGCGACTTGGCATCCTCGCCGCCGAATTCGGGATAGCCGTTGATCAACCGCGCAGCGGCGACTCGGCCATCGCGGCCGATGGTGGAGCTCGCGGGCAGGACGAGGGGGAGCGGGGGCATTAAGCGGCGGCGTCAACCAAAACAGGCTTATCGGACACCAGTAAGCGAGAATAAACGACATACCTCCCCGAAAACTGATCTTCGTCCGAAGCCAGCTGTGGCCGCTCACGCCAATAAAGCGTCCCCTCCTTGCCTTCCAAATAAGCGTTCATGGCCTCAAGCCAAAGCCTTACGGCGATCTCTTCCGTTGCGCACAATGCTGGGAATGCCTGCCCCTCGTCTTTGACGCCCCCTGAAACAATAATCGTATAGGTTTCCCCTGTCTGCGAGCGATAGCTAGGCGTTCCCATCTGCGCAGGAAGCCTGCTTTCAATCTGAGCAGTAGCTTCATCAAGTGTCATCATTTTCTCCATCAATACCGATCCGGCACGAAGCGAACCACGTCCTCGCGGTCGAAGCCGCTTGCGCTCTCCAGCAGCGCCTGTGAGCGCTGAATGATGCGCTTGGCCACCTCGCCCTCGACGCCGTAGCTGTCCAGCATTCGGGCCGCGAAGGCGTAAATCAGCGTGTCGAAATTCTCCTGAGTGATGTCTACATCGTTCGACAGGTCGTCGATATCGTCCATGCGCTTTTGATAGGTGGCCTGAAGCGTCTCTGTGGTGATGGCCGCCTTCACCGGCCAGACATAGAGCGTCGGCGCGCCGCGCAGCGCATCGAAATAGAACTGTGCCGGAATGCCGGCGCTCGTCTTCACCGGCAGATCGTAATATTCCTCGCGCGTGAACAGCCGCATGGGCAGATCGCGCGCTGCCGTATCGCGGTAGCGCAAAGACATGATGCGAAGCGGGTTGAGCGTGGCGGTGAGATCGTAGGAGGCCGTGGCGGCAACCAGCGTGACGCTACCCTGGAGCGTCTTCCACAAATGCGGCCCGTGCCGCTGCCAGCCCTTCAGCATGGCATTCAGCTCAACGCGGCAGTCTTCCGCCTCATCGGCATCGAGCGATTGCGCCACGCCGAGCACGCCCATCTTGCGCAGCGTGGCGGTGATGACCTCGCGGGCATTGAGGCTGAAATTGACGGATCCGCTCAGCGCCATTACAGGTTCTCTCGCGTGACTTCGTTCGGCTCAAGGAAGTGCGGCTCGCCCGGCGGATTGGCGAACGGCACGGTCATGTCGTCGCGCACGCCGCGCACGAGGTCTTGCGGGTGTCTTGGCGAAAAACACTTCGAACACGTGCGCAATCCATCCCATTGCTGACGAAGCTGACTCCCGTAAAACGTGAATCCGCAAATCATGCAATTGGCTAGAAAATCGCCGGGGCGGGTGGTGTTGCGGATGGGCATGTCAGCCAAACGCCGTAATTGATGGTATGTAATACAAAGCACCGTTATTCGATGAATAACCAGCGCTCTTTACGGCATCGTTCGCTTCGTCTGCACCGCTTAGGAAGAATAAGTTAGCATAGTTTATGCTTGATATACTTCTAGTAGTTACTGCATTTACCGCCCCTGTATACATCGATATTAATAGCGGGTCGATGGCGTTCCAAGGAAGAGCTATTAAGTCACTAAGCGTTGTTTCGGTGTTAGGTTGCGAAAGACTTGTTGCGCCACCAAAGTTCGCCTGAACTAGGCTGGCAGCATCATATCCATTGCCCGTGCCGGCGGCGACCCCGAGATAGACAGACTCAACGGTTCCCTGAACACGCAGCTTGAAGCCGGTAACGGGAAAGGCTGGAGCCGATGGCGAACTAACATCATCCATGCGGATGCGCACGACCAGCGTGAAATTATTAAGCGCACCGACTGCGGTGAATAGTGCCTGATCATACAGCACAGCCGACAAACCGCTGCTCTGCCCAGACGCCTGCCTCTCGCCGCCCCAGCGCGATTGAAACCGAGGTTCAGCGAAGCGACTATCGCCAAATCTCGGCTTATCCCAGCGGCTCACGCCTTCGGCCTCACAAAGCCTTGCGTCAGATACCACGCGCGCACGACGGGCCAGCGCGCATCCGGGACGATGACAATTTGGGAGTTCGGATGCACTGTCATAGTGAAAGCCCCATACGTTGCCCGAACCATGTACGCAGCGCGGCTTGATTGGCGCCAAGGTCTGCTTCGGAGATTACCGTTAGGCCATAATCGCGCACAGTCTTAGATGCACCTGCGTAAGAGCCCGTCGCAAGTGCGGTGTATCCCGTGCAATTTGTGCTGCGGGACTCTAGCAAATGCGGAGTAACACCTGATGCAGATGTCAACGCCGTGAATAGTGCACCCCTTGTTTGTGGAGATATCGCTACACCATCGACGTTAAACGTTGGCGAACCCGAGCCCGTTGCGGGCGAATTTCCAGCTCCAGACTCTGTGGCGCCAGTAAACGGCGAAACGCCGCTGAATATCGGGACGCCAGTGCCCGTATTTGTCACGCCACATCCGTAAAACATTGCACCTGTAGCGCCAACTGCCGCAATCGTGGCTGCTGCGATTATCCGGTCGTCAATCAGATCGTATTCCAACCAGTAACGGCCAGCGCCGTCCGTCCGGAGCACCGGGCGCGCCGCATCAGATGGCGCAAGCTGATGATTATTGTTTCCGGACAAATCCTTGCGCGTGCCTACCACGCCGTTGACTGACGCGGGCGTTACGGGCGTCAGGCTGCGATCTTGGAACAGGCTGATCAACGTCGCCGTGTCGTAAGAGACGCCCAGCTTGCCGCCCGCGAACATGCTGGCTGGATCGAACGGCGCCGCCCCGCCCCCTCCGCTCCCTATTAGGGATAGACCTCCGCTGTCCGGCGTGAACCGCGGCTCGCTGAACCTGGGTCCGGCAAACCGCGGCTTATCCCACCGGCTCACGCCTTGCACCTCACGAAGATGGAGATGTCGTACCCCGCCCCATCCGCCGCCCCATCCGTGGTCAGCAGAATGTCGCCCGTGCCGCCGGCCGTGCGCGGATCGACATTGCCGCCGAGCTGCGACCAGTCCATGGCGCCCTGGCCAGACAGCACCGCAATTTCGTCATCCGTGGTGTGATCCCAGACGAGGGTCACATAGTTCATTCCGAATACGGAATATTCGATGCGGTCGATGGCGGTGTAGGTGCAGACGTTGCCCTTGGGGTCGAGCAAGGTGGAGATATCCACCTTGGCTACGCCAGCTTCGCCCGTACCATCCGACTGGTTGGTCAGATGGTAGATTTTGTAGCGGCCCTTGCCGTTGAAGAGCAGTTTGACGTCGACGAGATCGACCATGGGTTACCCCCTTATACTCCCTTGCGGATGATTAGGCGTCAGGGATAGAGTTGCACGTCGTCACCAGGGATAATAATTAAGACAAGCTCAAATCTAGTATCCGTTACCTGTATTGCCTGGATCACATCAATGTCATTCAGGACAATATAAGAGACCGGCGCAGCGCCACCCAAAGACAGGACTTGATAGACCTGATCAAGCGTGTAGTGAACATCGGGATCAGAGACTGTTTCGATGAACCTTATTTTGATTTTTGCACGCATTTTCAACGCCCCTTAGTTTGTAGCCGCAACAGGAAGCAAGAGACCAGATTCGTTGCCGTCGCCGGTATGCAGGTTGTCGAACAAGCCATACTGAACAGCCGCCGCCGTCACCAGGATCGCGGCTGCAACGTCCAGAGTGCGAATACGGTTGTGCGCGATGATCCCCGAGCCGGTCGTAGCCGAAGTGGTCAGCAGAATCCCGCCTGTCGCCGTGTCGGTATTGACCGAATAGACGCGATTGCGCTCGCAAAGTAGATGCGTCACCACCAGGGCGCCATGCGCGATCAGCGCCGCGACGTTGTTCGATATCGTCGAGTGGGTGACGAAGTTGTCGCTCACCGTCAAGCGATCCATCGTCCCGGCAATGACAATAGCCGGGCCGGGTGTTGTCGTGGCGTCCGACTGAACTTCGTTGTTGGTGAAGGCCAGGCCATCCGCGTTGACGGATACCGTCGTCGTGATGATCGACAGAAAGCCGAGAATGGCGCTGGTGTCACGGAACGCGCACCGATCGACAGTGAACTCGGGCGCCGTGGTCAGAAGGAAGCATCTAGCGATCGACAGGAAATTGCCGACGAAGATGCAATTCTGAATAGAGATATTCGCTGCGGAAACCGGAATCACGGCCGTGTTCGCAGTTGTGAATGTGAACGTTGGACGTTTATTGCCCACACCAAGCCCGACAATGGCGACATCGGCGACATCAAACAGCAGCGTGGTCGCCGAGGTGATCGTCTCGGCATGGCCCGGCTTAATCATGATGATATCGCCGCGTCCGGCGGTGCATCGCCCGATCGCGTAATCGAGCGTCGCCCATGGACGATCGAAGGTGCCGTTATTGCCGTTGGCGCCGCCGGTCGACGACACCCAGAACACCTCACCCGGATAGGAACTCAGCAGCGGAACGCCGCGAATGGAAACCCCATTCGCGAAGCCGTTCGGATAGTTCGACATAGGCATAGAGAAATCCCCCGTATCACCCGCGTTTCGCGGGTCCGGTTGTCAGGAATTTGATGGTTGAGATTGCGCAGGGCGCGCTTAAGCGCCCTGGCTCGCCGCCCAACCGCGCCAATCAGTCCATCCAGCAACGAATCTCATGTACGCAGCGGCTTTGAGATTTTTGGTATCGAAATCGTTGTCCTGATCGAAGCTGACTTCCTCACGATTGTAGTATTTCGTGCCGTTCGGAATGTTGGTGCGCACGAACCACGCATCCGGATCAGTCAGATAGGGATTGATGATCGGCTTCTTGCCGAGCAACCCCATCGTCCTGATTGCGTTCACGTCATTATTCGCCGTGTTGGACTGCTGCTCCGACTTAAGCACGCGAGTCATGTCGAACATAAGAGCATTCGGCCCCATGATATCGACAGGGCGCGGCGCGATCGGCAGCCCCCGGCTATTGTCGGTGTCGGCGATCATGATGAGCAGATCCTCAAGCGCCGATTCGGAGAAGTCCGCCGCCGGATTCAATTCGTTCGATTGCGTACCGGAGACAACAGGATGCGCGGTCGAAAAGAACTCGACGCTATCGCCGCCAACAAAGGCCGAGTCAAAGCCGTTGTTGAAAACGTTCGCGCAGATAATCTGCCGCGTGGTTTCCATCGAGAAGGCAAGAGCCGATGAGCGGCGCCGCGAGACGACCTCGTAAAGCCCGTCCTTGTTCTCCTCATAGGTGCAGATATAGCCGAGCCCGTAAGCGACGTGCGTGTAACGCTTGATCGCGCCTTGCGTTTCGCTGTCGTAGCTGAGACTGCCGCCCTCGGTCTTGACCGGAGCGAGCCCGAAGCCCGTAACCTCGACATCGTCTTCGTAGGCTTTTTTCGAGCCGTCGATATCGAACATCTCGGTGTGGAATTTCGGATGCCTGGGGTATTCGCGCCCCCACCAAGCCTTGATGCCTTCCCAAAGAGCCTTGGGGTGCGAGCCAGTTGTGATAACAGCCATGGGTCAGTCCCCCCTAACGAAGCGCCATACACTGGCGGTGGTTTTTCTAAATAACGATCCGCCGCCGCCAGGACTAATGCCCATCGAAGCTCCGGAATGGATGGTTTCCCCCGTCGGGGCGTACACGCGAATACTGCGACCACTGACGTTGTAGACTTCGACAACATCACCAATCTGAGCATCATCAGGAAGAATAACGCCCTCGAATTCAAAGGCGACCGTGGCAACAAGCACAACAGAGCATCCGCTAACCGCCACGATGGGCGTAGCGGTGCTCAGATCATTGCCAGCCGCAATAACGTCCTGGATTGTGGTTCCGGACCGCGTATAGACAGGGGCCGGAGTGCCGTTCGGATCGATAATCGTTGTCATGATCAGACGCCGGTTGCCGTGCCGGTAACGTTGCCCTTGAACTGGTGCGTATTGAAAATGACTTCCCAAATGCAGAAGTCTTCCGCCGGGCTGTTGTTGGGCAGCCGGGCCGCGCCAATGATGTGCGTTTGCAGATTCTGGGTAGTCGCAAAGCTTGCGCCCGCAATTTCCGCACGCGATCGCCCATAGGTCGCATCGCCGGCATGAGTGAAGACGATATTGGCGTTCAGCCCAGCGTTAGTGGATGCCGGCGTGCTACCGCCATCATCCTGGACATGAAAGACAAGCTCGGGATCGTCGGCGACATAGATGACCGCCTCCGTCGAAGCCGCCCGATGGACCGCGCTGTCACGGGTCACAAATTCGACGCCACAGACGACGCCAACCACGAGGCCGGCTGCGCCCGCTGTCGCGCGCAAGCAAACAGGAAGCGAGCCCGGCTGATGCCGCCCATCGCCCTCGAATGCAGCATTGGAATCGGCCCCAAAGGCAACAGCGTCGCCGATGAACAGCGCCGTGCTGTCACCCGTTCCAATGTAATAGGGGTTCACCGCGCCATTATAGGGCGCGCCGGACCGGTACCGCATGGGCCGAAACCCAAACGGCGCGTCAAGATTTGCCATTTATTGAAGTCCTTAAGCGCGCGACGCAGTGCGGCCGCGACTAGGGTTTGTAATCGCCATGGCTGATGTTGATGCCCTGGCTCGGAACGTATGAGCCATCGCTGTGGATGGCCTCGCCCTTCTCGTTGGGCGTCTTGCCGCGCTGTATCGCGTGCATCAATTTCTTGCGGTCCTCAGCCTTCTCGGCTTCGTCCGCCTTGTGGTAATCCATCGGCTTGCGGAGCAGAAAATGCCGGACGGGATTGCCGAATTTGTCGACATCGGCGTGGCGCTCTATGCGCGTTCCGGTTCCTGTATTGCGGCCATCGGCGGCCGTCTCTTCATCGGTGACGAAATCATAATCATCATGCTTGGTCAGCCGCTCCAGGCGGCCGGGCTTATCGACAGCCCAGAAATAACGATAGTTCTTGTCGTTCTCCAGATGCGGCGGGATCGACAGCCGCAATTGGCCGCTGCGTCCCATGCCCTTGCGCCGGCGGCGCTCGCCCCTCACTTCGCCGGCCCGGTTCTCGCGCGCGGGCGCCTTCGTTACGATTGGATCTTTCGGCGGCCGGCCGGGACCGCGCCTGATTTCAAGTTCGGTCATGATCAGCTCCAATATGCCGCCGCTGCCCGCGCTTTTTGCTGGGCAACCGTTTCGTCCGGCTTTCTCCTGTAAAGCCCTTCCTCGACATGGCCTTCGATGATCTTCCGCTCCTCGGAGGGGATATCCATGAAGCCCTTGCCCTTGGGGCTGCTCGCCGCTCGCGCGCCGCTCTCGACCGCGCTATGGCCATTCTTGGCCGGCGGGGTCTTGCTGAACTTCTCCGGAAACCGCTTGATCACTTCGGCCCGCGTCTTGGCGAGGTTTTCGGCGATCGTCAGCCCCGGCTCGTCTTCCATGAGCTGCTCGTGAATGCCTTCGGCCGCTCGGTTCAGCATCTTGTTCTTGGTGAACCACGGGTTTTCGCTCACCCACTTTTCGACGTCCGGATGCGGCTTGACCGCGCCATTCGCAGGCTCTTCCTTGGCGGTTTCCTTGCCCGCCGCTTGCTCAGCCTCGTAGAGCTGTTGCTCCATCTGGTTCTGACGGTCGTATTCCGCCGTATCGCCGACCTCGACGGCCGCGCGCCTGGCAGCCTCTATCTCGCCGTACATCTTCGTGCGCTGAACCTTGTTCAGCGTCTCCATCTTGGCGAGGCGCTTTTCAAAAAGCGCTTTCTCGGCGGCAACTTGTTTCTTCAGCTCACGATTTTCGCGGGTCAGCTCGTCAACCGACTCCCGGATTTTCGCGGGCTTGGTGCGCTCCAGGAAAGTTTCCGCGTCGGTCCATCGGGACTGATCGCCCTTCCACTTATCCCTCGGCTTCCATCCGGCCTCTCTGGCCTTGGTCTCGATCTCCGAAGGCTCTTCGTCACCGGTTTCGTCTTCGGCCGTCTCGGCCTCGTCCTCGCCCTCTGGGGCGTCGTCTTCATCGATCATGGGCAATAAAAAAACCCGCCTGAAGCGGGTCGTCCTCTCGGTTTGGTCTGTCGTCTCAATGCAACGTGCGAAACGCCGCCGGATATTTCTCCTTCACCGCGCGAGCGACCTTGTCGAGGTTCTCGCTCAGCGTGAGCGCCGGTTCGGCCTGCGTCAGCCGCACATGCTCGCGCTCGGCGAACTGGCGCATTGCGCTGTTCTCGTGATACCAGCTATTGCGCCCGGCCCATTCGTGGATCAGCCAGAAATTCTCGTCCGATAGCGGCGAGGCCGGACGACGAAAGCGATCCCTGATCTTCGCGAAAATCCAAGCACCGACGTAGCCGACAAGTAGCCCAGCAACGATGGCGAGCGCCGTTTCCACGCTCAAAACTCCAGCACCGCCGCGATATCCTTGTCGTTCAGCAGCCGATATTCGCGTGGCTCCTCGCGGCCCTTGGCGTCGACGCCCGGCTTGCCCTGAACCAGCATTCCGGCATAGCGGGCGAACACAATGCGCTCGCCAACCAGCGGCAGGCGGCAGCCTTCCGGCCAATCGTGATAGCTGAACGCGGCCGGTGACATGGCGATGATGCGCCCCGTCACGCTCCCATGCGCATACATCGCGGCGTAGGCGTCCGGCACCATGATGTTGGAGCGGCGCGCCTTGATCTGCGTCTCGCTCTCGTCCGGCAGCACCAGCACCTTGAACTCGGTCGGCACGATGCCGCTATCGTTGATGCGCACGAGGTCTTCGGCGACGAGGTTGGGCTCATGGGCTTCGGCCGCGTCGCTTTGGGCGTTGCCGTAAATTGCGTCACTCATCTTGCATCTCCATCGTCTTGTCGATGATCTCCATGTCGAGGCTGCGCACCCAGTCGAGCGTCTCATGGCGCTCGCGGTACACAGCCAAATCAGGCTCAGTATCTGCCCAAGCCTGCTCCTGATACTCGGCCTTCGTCCGCTCCATCTCCACCTTCAGGAACGTGTCCAGCAACCACTCCGTGACCGGCGAGGCGCGCCACTGTTCGAAGGCTTCGGGGGAGGGCTTCATGTGACCACCGCCAAACGCCTACGTTCAGGCATGGCAACAGCGCGTTTGCGAATGACTTTTTTCGCAATCTTGAAACCGACCTTCATCGTAGTGATGGCCTTGTCCAAGCGCTTAAGCTCTTTCTCGGACAAGTCGACTTTGCCGATACGCTTTTCCAGTTTGCTGCATGCCCTACGAAGATCGGCATATGCATCATGCAGGGCACGGATTTCATCCGGCGCGCCGTCTGGAATAGGCCAAGGAGTTCCGCCCATCACGCCGCCTCACCCTTCTTTGCCGCCGCAACCTTCTTCTCCTCGATGTCCTGCTGACGCACCTTCAATGCGAACTCGCGATCATCCTTAAGCTTCTGCAATCGCAGCGTCTCGGCCGCCAACGCCCGGTCATCGTCCAGCGCGCCGGACATCACCTCGGCATGAGCCGCCGCCGACGCCTGGTGAATGGCCTGCGTCTCGACGCTCGCCTTCTCGCCAAGCGCAATGTCTTTCATCGCTCCGGCTTTCTTCTTCATCACCTCGGCTTCGGCATTGGCCTGCATCAGCGGGTCCGGCCCTTCCGGCGTCGGGACGATCAGCTCGTCGATCTCCTCGATGTTCGCCGCGGTCAGAATGCGCCTGAGCCCCTTCTCCTTGTTCATGTTCGGATGGCCCATATTGGCCTCGATGATCTGGGCCTTGGCCATCTTCTGCATATCCGTCACCTGCGACGGATCGGCAACCGGGACGATATCGCAATTCTCGTACTCGTAATCGCCGGCCATGGTCGGGCGCTCAAGATGCACGGCCAGTTGTGGCGGCAGCTCTTGCGGCGCTCCACCGCCGCTCCCCGGCGCTTGGACGGCGGCGCCTGTGAAAGATGCAGCCCCAGCACCGCCGCCCATGCCATCACCGCTCGAAGGAGCGGGAGCTTGCCCGTCCATTGGAGGGCCGCCATTGTGGCCCATCATGGACTGCTGCTTGAACGCCTCGGCGGCCTGCAACACCTGAGGCGGTGGCGACCAGTCGATGACCTCCTGATACTCTTCCTCATCGGGATAGCGGCGATTCAGCTCATACAGCAAATTGAACTCCCGTGCCATTGAGCGGAACAGCCGCTTGATGATCGAGGTGAAAACCTTCAGGCCCTGCTCGATCAGCGCCAGCAGCGTCGTCGGCTGCATGGTCTGCGCCGTCGCCTCGCCGGTCAGGATGTCCTGCACGTTGGTGATCGACTTGCCCGCGTCGATCAGCATGCCCAACACTTGGAACAGCACCGGCGAAGGACCGGCGAACTGATGCGGCACGATCGCGTCGCGAATGTTCTTGCCCGGCACGTTGAGCTGCTTCCACTCGTTCATCGCAATGCGCATTTCGGCTTTCTTCAGGTTCATGCCTGAGCCGATAAAGCCACCGCCCGCGTTCTGAAGATGCGCCGCGTCGAAGATCTGATTGAGCGCGGTGTTCGTCGCCTCGCCGATGGCGCGCAACAAACGCCCAAACCCGATGCCGTAAAAGCCCCCATTGGGATCGGGCAGGAATGGGAAATGCACGAAGTAATCACGGCGCGGAATGCGCACGATCACGCCATCATCACGCACGCGGGCTTTGCTCAGATCGTAATTGGCCACGACGCGGACGCACTTGCCGCTGTCTTTGTGGACAGTGACGATCCAAGGCTCGCGTAAACCGTCTCCGTCCAGATCTTCAAACCGGTGCTGCTCCAAAAACACATGCGGTGCATCGGTATCGTTTGGGCTGCCGGCGGTGCCGTCTGGCTTGGGGATGCCGCCCGTGCCGCCTGACGAACCATATTCGAAGTCAAGGAACGTCTCGCCTCTGATACGCTCCTCGATCTGATACGGATACAGCTCGATCTCGTGCGTGATGCGCGGCACATCGCGCAAAGACTTGGTGTTCTGGTTGACCACCACATTCATCGCGCTGATGAAATCGGAGCAGTTCCGTCCGTTCTCAACATCGCGATAGATCTTCTTGAAACCATCGCCGAGCACAGGCAGCTGATGACACATCATGTCCGTCTCGTCTTCCCAGCCGTCCATCTGCTTGGTGAGCTGGTAGGACATGTGCAAGCCAACGCGATCGGCACGCGCCTGCTTGAGGCCCATCGGATCGGGGCCGACGGTCTTGACTTTGACGATGCGATCGCCCGGCACCATCGCCGGATAAGAGCGCGCCCCGAACTGCAAGGCCGCGCTGGTGAGGATCGGATATTTGATGTTCGAGGCTTTTTCGAACGGATAGTTCTTCTGTTCCGGCTTTTGGAGGACTGCCTCCATGGCGAGCCTGGCTTCGTTCTCCCAATCGGAACGGCTCGACTTGTCGATCTGATATTCGTCGATGACGCGGGCCGCGATCTGGCTGCGGATGTCCTCGGTCAGCTCGCCAGCGATGTTGGCGCTGTCGGCCCAAGCCTGGAGCCGCTCAAGCGGATGCGGCTCCGGCTGCTCTTCGGCTGGCGAAGCTTCGCCCTCGGCGATCTCATCGTCGATTGGGTAGATTTCGGGGAGGGCCATTAAATTCAGGTGCGGCTTGTCTCGTCATCGCTGGACGGGTCAGGATCGCCGTAGCGCCAGCCTTCGGCCAACAGCGACAGGCAGGCCAGGGATTTCACCGCGAACTCGCTGCCGGCCAGAGCTTGGCTTGTGAGCGCATTGACGTGCGCCTTGTACGCTTGAGAAACGGTCATTGTTAAATTCCATCTATCTTGGCGGCTTTACTACGGCGTTACAGTTGTCGCAACGCAATCCGTAGAGCCGATACCAGTTGAATGCCGTACTGCCGCATGCGCATTTCCAGATCAGCGCGGATGCATCCCGTTCGCGCTCACGCTCCCGGCGTTTGACCCACAGATTGATGATCTTCGCATCTTCGCGCAGCATCAGTACCCCGTATCCATCGAGCGGCCGCGATTGCGGGACCATGGGTCGTCTTCATCGTCATTGTCGGCCGGGCGGAAGATGATGTTCGGGAACAGCTCGGTTAGCGCCCATACCAACGCGTCAACGCGATCCGCCGTCGTCTCGCCCTCGATGCCGTTATGGGTAAAAAGGACCATCTGATCTTCAAGCTCCGGAAACGCGCCGCAATGGCTGATGCGCCCCTGCTCATAGAGCGCGGCAATCGGCTCGGCTCGCGTAACCTTGCCCCGGCTGGCGTGCACGCTGATCACGTTCAGCGTTGGCCGCTCAGATCGCAACACGGCCTCAACCATCGCGCCGCCCTGATTGATCTCAGCAACGATAGCATCGCCCTGGTATCGATCCAGGAGAGCAATTGCACGCCTTGCCCAGCCCATCGGGCCAAGCCGGCATGATCCGTCCTCGAAAACATAGCCCCGGCCGTCCACGCCCAGCCCCACGGCCACGATGCCCGTCTCCGCGCCTTCCTCGGGCACGCCCTTGTTCGGATCCTTGGCGGCGGGATCGACGCCGATTACGATGCGCTGCATATCGGGCAGACGCCTGCCCCGCTGCCAGCGATACTCGTCAAGTCCGCGCTGCGTCCACAAAGCGCCGGGCACATCGGTGAGCAGCTCGGCATTTAGCTCCTGCCGGCCGAGTCGCGTGCCTTCGTATTTGGCGATGATCTTTTGATAGAACTTAGGCGACAGGTTCGAACGGTTGTCCGTGGTCAGGCCGCGCGTCACGATCGTATCGGGATCAGCAATCAGGCTCTTGACGATCTTGATCGGCCTCGGCGTCGTGGTGATCACCTGTTTGGGATCATCGCCGATACGCAGGCCGAATTGCAGCATGTCATAGGTTTCTTGCGCGTATCGCCACTTGGCGAGCTCGTCGAGTAACGCGGCTTCATGCTCCGGCCCGCGAAGCTGATCGGGCTCTGTCGCATTGAACAGCAGCGCAATGGCGCCGTTCGGCCATGTCAGGCTGCGCGTCGACGACTGGTAGACGGGGCGAAAGTCTTTCGGGTGTATCGAGAGAACGCCCGATGTGCCCTTGACGATAACATCGCGGCAGTCGGCAGCCGTTTCGGCGACGATAGCGATGCGGCCATACTTGCCGCGCGCCAATGGCGTCTTGCCGCACATGACCGAGCGCACCCACTCGGTGCCGGTTTTCGTTTTACCCCCACCCCCTTCCGGCAAGGATCAGCCAATTGGTCCAATCTCCTGCCGGCGGAATCTGTTCAGGCCGTGCCCAGAACGGCCAATGGTACAGCAGCGCATCACGGTCGGCCTGACTCAGGCTCGCTATCTCCCGCATTCTCTGCGTTTCATTAAGCGAGGCGAGCGCCTCGGCCGGAGAAGAACTCATTCCTCAGCCGCCGTTCTTCTATCGGCCAGCCGCGCAATCCGGCTGGTGAAGGCATCGATTGTCAGATGGTGCTCGATCGGTGCATTGGGGTCGCCTCGAAGTTCGACGCTGGTGAGTTTTGGGTGAACGTAGGGAGCGGCAGCTTTCGCGGCATCGAGACGGAAGTCTTCGGGTAGATCGCTGCGCCGCATACACTGGATCATGAAATCGAGCGGCGTGAGGCCAGAGGCTTCGATCGCCCTGGTCCTGGCTGCGTTCGCTTTATTCGGAATTCCCTTTTTTCGCCCGCCGGATTTCGGTGTCCCCTTCGGCGGGGCCATTCTATTTCATCCTATTCCATTCTATTTTTGGGGATCAATACCCGCCCTTGGCCTTACCCGGCTTCTTCGCCGCACCTTTGCCCTTGTCAGGCTCGGCCTTCGGCTTGGCTTCGGCGGCAGGCTTGGCTTTCTTCATCGCGGGGCTCCAGTGTCGATGTTGGGTAGATGACCGTCGTATATTCGCGGTCCGTTGGCTCAGTCAGCCGGCAGGCGCGATCCAGCGCGGCGTTTACTGGACTGCGCAGATACTCCGCCCACTCCGCCTCGGTAAACTCGACTAGCTCACCGTTTTCGCTGCGATATCGCTTCATCGATCAGCTCCAGGGCATGAAAAATCCCGCATCTGGCGGGCTGGGCATAATTCTGAACTGTAGTAATTCAGCATTTCCCTGTGTCGTTTTGAAAGTCAAGGAGATTTCACTCCCCCTTCGAAACATACCAGCCCCCGGGAACCGGCGCCATTTCCATGGGCTCGCCAGTCACTCCGTTGACGAAACCCTCATTGAAAATCTTGGCCATGGAAATCTCAGCCTCCTCCTGATTTAGCCGTCTACGCTCAGCCATCTCATCGTCAGTGAACGGCGTGACTTTCCCATCGGCAGTGTGGAAACACCAGAGTTCGCCAGTGTCGGGATGAGGGCCAAAAAGCATGTTGATCATTATTTTTTTTCTCCAGGTTGAAATCTACCATCAAACCAATTTCCTCGCCACATCAGCCACCGCCTCGACGAATGCCCGGCGCTTGTTGCGAACCCGTGGGAACATCCGCTCCCCGCATTGTGCCGCCGACAATGCCCCCTCAGAGCCGTTTTGGAGGGCCGTGAAGGCCTGAAGCACCAAAAGGGTGCGCACCCCTAGCCCCAAGCGCTTAGTGGCGTGGTGCGCCAGCGTCGCAAGCCAGGCGTCCGGTACCGGAGCCGGCTGGCCCCCGCCGCCGCGCCCAACATCCCAGCTCGCCGATTTCGCACAGCCGGAAAGGATCTCCTCGCACCGCGCCCATCCCTCCAGGGCGCGAGCCTGCTCGTCGGTGATCATCGCGTCGAGCTCGGTTAGCCTGATGTCACCCGCCGCAATCATCTGCATGCGGAGGGCGTAGGACGTGAGCAGCGGCTGCTGGCGGGCTGGCCGATGCGGACGCTCGCGCGCTTCTCGCCGCCGCTCGGCACGGCTGGCGCGGATCGACAGCGGCGCGCCCAGCGCGGCGATGCGGGCACGGCGATGGCGGACACGGGTGATGCTTTCCAGGACGTGCGTCATGCCGGCGGAAATGGCGTGGCGGAGTTCGTCGTCGGTGAGGGTCATGAAAGCCTGCATCCTTTCGATAGTGTTTAAGCTAAACATACCTTTTTTCCGCGTCGTGGCAGGGAAGGCATAGAAGGCAGGGTCCCCCTATTGTAGTCATATTTTTTCGTGAAACATTACGTATTAATAATATGTTTCACAAAAAATACAGCAGAGAGCGTGTGAAACAAATAAAAAGTCACTACAATAGGGGAACCCTGCCATCTCTGCCTTCCCTGCCACGGCGGCGTCGAGGTCGTAAAGGCAGGGTTGGCATGCTATAGAACTAGCTATCCAGTTTTTTTACGGCGGCGTCATGCTGTCGAAAACTCAAATCTCTACGACCGTAAACCATTGTTTTTCTTCCTTTTATAGTCCACCGGCCGCTTTTAGCATCCGGATTTTTTACTTTGAAATAGCCCGCACGATCCATAATGGCGTGTATCCGGCTACCGTTCTTAGGTTCGCTGAAAAACACCGCCAAGGCGGATTGTTTCGCTGTGAAACATTCGAGAGTCACAACAGCGGGGTGTTTCATCTCTTGAAGCATGTCGGCTACGTCGCCTTCATCATTAGACATGTTTGCGTCGGCCATCGCATAGAATGCGGCGGTCTTCTTCGGAGGCGCTTTAGCATTGAAAGCCGACAGATCGTATGCCAAAAGCCACGCGACAACGTTCCAAATTCCACCCCTTGAATAGAAAGCCCATAACCTATCAAAATAGCCTTCTTCGAAGCCTTCTCGGGTCATGTCGGACCACGCTACATAGTGCCGCCCGTCATCCACGGGCAGATACAAACCGCCTATTTTGTAGTTGGTCGTGATGATAGGAAATGTGACGTTCGGGATGGTGTAAGGCTTGGTGTGCTTTTCGTTTATGGTGCGCGTATCGGGCGGTGACGCGCATATGGTTTTCATCTTTTCGTAGAAGGCCCAGCGGTTCGTTTCGCCCATATCACGCGCTTCAGAGAAGCGCAGAACCACACTTTTCAGGTAGCTATCAAAAGCGCTGACCACCACATCAGGCGCTTCTTCGGCGAAGTTGGCGGCGCCCACGCCCCACTTCAGCGGCTCCAGCAACGTGTCCTTGCCGGTGCGTGGTGAGCCACCCAAAACCAAGGCATGATTGATCTTTTCCTCAGGCCGTTGCAGCCGGTGCGCCATGCAGGCCGCGATATGCTGCCAATCGTCGGGATAGACCCGTTGAATATGCTCAAGCCACGGCGCTATATCAGCGCTGTTGCCTGGCTGCCGCTCTGGCGCTTGATAGAGATTGAGCACGCGAAGGTTAGGCCTGTCGATCCAACGGCCGTTGCTGAACAGCATGTCCTCGATGATCTCAGGTAGCCCCGGCGCCCATGTTTTTTGGTGCACCCCTTGGTTCTTGGCCAACCATACCGCAGGTTTCATTGCCTTTTTACCTAGCCCCGCGGCAGGCAGTATCATGTTGACAGTCTTGTCGGGCCAAAAGCTACGTGTCGGCAGGAAGCAATAATTACCTTCGGGAAGGTGTGCGATAAAATCGTCATATTCGACATTATCAGGAAGCTGATCCTTCACTCGCGCCCGCTCACGTGGCTTGACGCCTTCCCATCCCTGCGCCGCCGCCATGTGGAACAGCGTCCCGATAGTGACGCCGTGCTCCCGGTCCAGCGAGAACGAAGCCCATGCCTCCGTTGTGCCGCCGTAATTGCCCGCGCGCGCGGACCATTCATCGTAGATCCGCCAGCCGTCCGCTGCACCACCGGACCAGTTGTGCAGGGCCGCGCCAAGCCGTATCCATTGCTCGCGATCCTCGACAACATCGTCCGGCAAAGCCGCCAGCGCCGCCTTGACCGTCTCAATCTCCCGATCGTCAATAAGCGCCCACAACCCCCGCGTGGCCGGGGCCGCTTTGCGCTTCGCTGGGTCCTTAATCGCCGCTATTGCATGCGCCGGCAGGTCCAGGAAGAACGCCTCCAAGCCGTTCGCTGGATCGGTCAGGATGGCGTAGAGGTCAGTCAAGCCCTCCGCCCGGTAGCAGCCTCCATCCGCCAGCGTGCCCAGACAGACATAGCCGGCATCGCAGCGCACATCGATGCCCGCCGGCAACCTGCCCCGGCCGTTGCCAATGTGGCCATCAGGCGCGCGGTACCAGAAATGCCTGCCGCCGCTTGGCGTTCGCACTGCCGGTGCGGCGTCCCCTGATCCACGGAACGCTTCCCATGCCACTACGCCGTCGGCCTTGCGCTTGACATCGCAGTCTATAACCAGTGCCCCGAGCAATCCCGGCACGATACCCGGTAGCGCCCCCTGCCATTTCGACCACCACGCCTCAACCGTGGCCCGGTCCGCCGTCGCTTCCTTGAACCCGCCGGTACAGTAGGGCGCCTTGACCTTTTTGCCCCCCTCGCGGCATGGAAAGATCGGGATTCCCGCCGCCGCCAGCGCGAGGGCTAGCTCCTTATTGGTGAATGGCAGGCAAGCGGAATCGGTCACGCGCAAAGGCGTTGCGGCATGTTGCGTCATAAGGTAAAATTGACTCCATATTTGGGGTACTTGCGGGCGCCGGCTGGTGGGAACTGACGGCGCCCGAACCTCAAGCTTAGGCGGCGCTAGCCTCTCTGGTCAAGCCCGCCATAATCCGCCCATGCAGCGCGCCCTTGGCGGTCACCACATCGTAAACCCGCTCGTCTTCCGTGTTGGTTACTAGTAGATAATGGCACCTCACGTGCCGCTGCTGCCCCTGTCGCCATATGCGGGCAATGCCCTGGTTTACGAGTTCGCCGGACCACGGCACGGTAAACCAAATCAGCGTACGGCCCGGCCCTTCCTGCATGTTCAGCCCATAGGCCGCAGACGCGGCGTTCAGCGCCAAGACCGGCAACTTGCCATCATTCCACTGCCGGACCAGCAAGGGCACCTGTCGGGCCGGCGTGCCGCCATAGATAGCGGGCACGTTTCCGAGCGCCTTCCTGATCGCTTCCAGATCATGCCGGAATTCAAAGAAGACGAGCGCTGGCGATCCCTGCAACTCGTCGATCAGCAGCCGAAGCTTGCCCGCCTTGGCGGTGTGCAGCGAGCGTAATTCCCCGGCCGCATCATAGACCGCGCCGGATGCGATCTGCCGGCTCTTACCCGAGACGACGGCGGCGTTGACCGCCAGTATGCCCAGATCCTCCACGGCGTTTTGCTTGTGCAACTCCTCATAGTAGCGCCGCGCGGCTTCTGGCAGCGTGATGTCATGCCGGATGTGACTGATTTCGGGCATCCCCTCGATCTGGTCGATATCGATCGCGAGCGCCACACCTCGAATGGTGTCCATGATCTCGTCTTCAGCCCCGTCGAGCGGCGTAATGTCGTAGGAATATTCGCTCTCGTAAAACCAGCGCCGTTTGAATCGATCGAAGCCTTCCACTCCTTTTCGGCCGTGGCCTAGCCGCTCGCCGAGATCGATAGCGGCGACTTCGCCATAGATGTCGAGAAGGTGATTGCCCACAGGCGTACCGGTGCCGCCAAGCCGGTATTTGAAGCGTGACAGCCAGGGCGCTATCGCGCGCCAGCGCTTCGTCGAAACGTTCTTCATTTTTGAAAGTTCGTCAAAAATAATCTGCGCCCACGGGAATGGACCAGGGTCATTCTCAAGCGCTTCGGCAAGCCACTCCAATGCCTCATAATTAATCAATGAGACACGAGGCAATTCGTTCAGGTGCTTATGCTTGCCGTGCAAGAAGCGCATGGGGAAGTTGTAGCCCCATTTCCGATTCTCGTTCGGCCACACGGTCAGGCACACGGTTTTTGGCGCGACGACGAGCGTGCGCCCTTCCGTGCAGTATATCGTCTCTAGGAACACGCGCGTCTTGCCGGCACCGGGCGCCATGAACAGGATCGCGGCGCGCTTCTCGCCGATGAAGTCAAGCGCCTGGCGCTGCAACGGATTAAACGGCGGGCCATTCGAGAAGGGCTGCATTGACTTCCTCTTTATTTTTCAAAATGCAGGCGCGATGCCCGTGGGTGATCAGCCAGGCAATGCGGTGACGCTGTGCAGGCGACACTCTCCCGCCGCGCGGGCGCTTGATCTCGGCGAACAGACAGACGCCCCCCGGCATGATCGCCAGCCTGTCGGTCATGCCGGCATAACCGGCGAGCTTGAGCACCATCCCGCCGCGCCGCTTGACCTCGCGGCAGAAATAATCCTCGACCGCTGCTTCATTCATGTATATAACTTTCACCACTATATGTATATCGAAGTTATATCGTATCTATATGAGCAAGCCACTGAAAAGTACAAAAATGATGCGTATGCTGCTGAGCTTTACGCCTCCGCAGATGCGATGGCTTCACCATGAATCCGCGCGGCTTGGCGTATCCGTGGCAGAACTTGTCCGCCGCGCGATCGACAGTGCACGCACGCCCAAGCCTGAGAAAGCGCCTTCCGAATGAGTCAGCATTCCAGCGTTGTCGGCGGCTCGACAGCAACCCGCGTGCTCGCATGCCCTGGATCAATTGACCTTTGCCGCAAGATACCTAAGGAACCAGCATCGATTTACGCGGCAATCGGTTCCGCATGTCACGAAGTCATGGAGGCATGGCTGCGCGATGAGCCTGAGATAACCCATAAGTTGGTGCCGGGGCACATTTTCGAAAGCAAAATTAGTCCGGCGCGGAATTGGTTCGTAAAAAATTTCGCGGATAGCGCCAGCTATCATGTCGAGCGGTGCCTCGATTTCGGCGAGCGTATCGTCGACCCGCAAACCGGAGAGAAGGCGTTCGGAACCGCCGATGTGGTATTTCAGCATGATGACGGCCGCGCGGGGGTTATCGATTGGAAATTTGGCGATGGTCATCTCGTTTCCGCTGAGAACAACGACCAGATGCGGTTTTATCTCGCGGCGGCGATCCGCAGCGGCTATCTGCCAGTGCAGCCGAATTACCAGACATGGATTTTCCAGCCAAGCATGAAGCTGGCACCGGATAAATTTGCGTCCCTCGGCCGCTACTCGCTCGCCGATCTGGCGGCTTTCGAGGGTCGGCTTGCCGCCGCCGTCACCACGCTACCCCGGCCGTTCGCCACCGGGCCGCACTGCCATTGGTGCCGCGCCAAGCACATTTGCGATGCCCGGCTCGATCAGGAATTCGGCGACGCTCGCGAAGTGATGAAGGCGCATAAGCGGTGACCGTGGCCTATAGCGAAATCGACCCGTATTGCGTGAAGTGGTTGCGCAACCTTATGGAAAACGGATTTATCGCGAGGGGCGAGGTTTGTGACGTCAGCATCAAACAGTTGCCCGCCGCGAGCGTGCGCGCCTATGGAAACGCCCTCTGCGCTCCGCAAGCGATCGAATTCATCAAGGCCGCAATCGCGGCAATCAACGAAGCCTGAAGTAATCAGTAAAGGAAGTATAGAAAACATGAGCGCACTAACACGCACCCTCACCGGCCAGGCGCTCGCCGAGTGGGTAAACACCGCCGAGCAGAACCTCAACGCGCTGCCCTCCGGTCGCGGGCTTGACCTTCTCAAACTCACTAAGCAGGGCGATTGGGTGTTCGGGCAAAAGCCGACCAAGCTGGCGCAAGATGACTTTATCGCAGTCAACCCCTTCTCGGTCGAAGTCGGATACATCGCGTTTAGCGATGCTGGCGAACTCTTGGGCGAGCACATCGCCTCGCTCGCGGCGCCGCCGATCCGCATGGATCAGTTGCCTCCGGTCGCTAGTGCACGCGGCTGGCAGAAACAGGTGTCGGTCGCCTGCCAGATCCTCGACGGGGCGAACGCCGGGACGGCAGTCGTTTATAAAACCTCAAGCGTCGGCGGCATGGATTTCGCCAAGCGTATCATCGCCGAGATGATGGCCAAGCTACGCACCGGCAACGTCGAATGCGTGCCGGTCCTGGATATGCAAGTGGCTAGCTACCAGCACTCCAATAAGAGCTACGGCACGATTTTCACACCGGAGTACGAAATCATCCAATGGGTGAATATGAATTTCGATCCGATCGTCGAGGATGAACCGGACGCGGCCGAAACGCTAGCCGAAGCCGCCTCTGCCTCTGTCCTCGCGCGAACACGCGGCCGGCAGGCTAAGAAGGTGGAGCCGGCTGAACCTGCCGCGCCCGAACCCGGCCGCCGCATGCGCCGGACATAGGCGCCATGGTAAACGCCCGCACGCTCAGTCTCGACTACGAAACTTTTTCTGAATGCGATCTGAAAGCGGCGGGCGCTTACAAATATGCGCAGCACCCATCGACAGACATTCTCGCATGTTCCTACAGCATTGACGGCGGACCTGTTCAACGCTGGACGCCGGGCGCTCCATATCCGTTCGAAAGCCTGGGCAAGTTCACCATCCGCGCCTTCAACGCGGGCTTTGAGCGCCAAATGTGGAATGTGGTGTGCGCCCGCCGCTATGGCTGGCCCGTGCTGCCGCTTGAGCGGTTCGTCTGCACCGCCGCCATGTGCCGCGTTGCCGCGCTGGCCGGTAACTTGGACGATGCCGGCCGGATGCTGGACATCCGCGTCAAGAAAGACCGTTCCGGCCACTTGCACATGCTGAAAATGTGCCGGCCAGACAGTGAAGGCATGAGACGCCACCACACAGCCGAAGCGCTACGGCGCTTGCGTGATTATTGCGATATCGACGTGATCGCGGAGATACAGATTCGCGAAGCCCTGCCGGAGCCTGATATAGCGGATCTCGAACGCTACTGGCTTTCCGAGCACATCAATGACCGCGGCCTCATTATTGACCACCGCTTCGCCGAGATCGCGCAGGCCTTTACCCAGGAAGAAAAAGCATGGTTCAATGCGCGCATAGCTGAGTTGACCGGCGGCGCCGCAACCAAACTGACACAAAACAAGCGGCTGAAAGACTGGTTGGCAGTAAGCCTGTCGCCTGAGGCATGGGCTATCTTTCACGAATATGTGGACGGGGTGAAAAAGCCCAAACTTGATGCCGCCGCACGCGAGCGCGCCCTTGCCGCCGCCGATGACGATCCGGAGCTGTTCGCGCCCGATCAGTTTGAACTTATCGAACTGCTGGATGCATCCAGCAAGGCCGCTGTAGCGAAGTATGTCGCCATGCTGGCGCGTGCAACCGGCGACGATGTTGCCCGTGTCCAGGGCGCCTACGTATTTGCAGGTGGCCAGCAGACTGGGCGCTTCGCGTCCAGGGGCTTGCAAGTTCACAACCTCATTCGCAACGTACATAAAGACTCTGCCGCGATCATGCAGGCGGTTCACGCTGATGGTTCGGAAGCTTTGCGCGGCCATAAGGATGACAGCGGCAACGAAATTCCCGCCATACACATGCTATCCCGGCTACTGCGCCCGACCATTACTGGGTGTCCCTACGGCGATTTCGGTCTGGTGTGGGGCGATTTCTCGCAAATCGAAGCGCGTATGCTGCCCTGGCTCTCGTGCGATCCAGACGCGCGTGACCGGCTTAAGGTATTCGCAGACGGCGGCGACATATATGAATTCACCTGCAAAGCCATGGGGTTAGCGGTATATGCGGATGTGGACGGTGAACAGCGCATCACCAAGGAAAGCCGCCAGATCGGCAAGGTGACTGACCTCGCCGCGCAATATAGCGGCGCGCAAGGTTCGATTGCCAATATGGCGCGGATATACCGCGTCCGTATCTCTCCGGCAGAGGCCGCCGGACTAATCGAGGGTTGGCGCTCACGCAACCTTTGGGCGGTACGTTTTTGGGATAAACTCATGGCGGCCGCCTATGGCGCCGTCCGCCACCCTTTGCAGGAGTTTCCCGCCGGCCGCGTCGTCTTCACATATGACCCGAGCATGTTCGGTGACATCGGCGCGCTATTGATGCGGCTACCTTCTGGCCGATCGATCCATTACCCCGGCGCTAGGATCGAAATGATAACGACTTCCTGGGGTGAGCGCACGGTCGGACTGACCGCTATGAAAGCTTCGTGGAAGCCGGCTGAAGGCGCTACGGAGTGGCCTCGCGTGCAGATCTGGCGCGGTTTGCTTGCCAACTCCTGCACGCAAGGGGCGTCGGCGGACATCCTCATGGATGCGATGGATAGCGCGGAGAAGACAGTCGCGCTTGTGGTCGGGCATACTCATGACGAGATTATTGTTCAAAGCAGTACGCCGGAGGAGACGGCGGAGAAGTTGAAGACGTGCATGGAAACGCCGCCCGCATGGGCGGCAGGCCTACCGCTCGCGGCCAAGGTGCATCACGGCTATCGCTACGGTGTCGAATGACTGCCGGGATCTACTTCGCGCAAACAGCCCATAGCGCCACATGGCGCCCTTCACGGCGTTGACGCTCTCACCGGTCAGCCGGGCGATGTCGGCGGCGCTGAGCCCGCGCGCGGAGAGATCGGCCAGCAGCTTTTGCCGGTCAGGGGGCCATCTCACGTTCTCGCCGCCTCCTATAATGTTCGGGCCGTACGAAACCGGACAAGTTTAGCCGCTGTTTCCAACCGCATATTGTTGCCTGGCTAACCCCGAGTTTCGCCGCTGCTTCCTTTGGCGTCAGCCCGGCGGCATGCGCGGCGCGGATCTCTTTCTCGCGGCGCATTCGATGCTCGTAATATCGCAGCGTGACGCCGTATTTTTCGCGCGGGACCATGAACAGCCGCGCGCACAATATGCACCAGGAATGATAGTGCGGCGGCTCTCCGCATTCGGGACAGGGGGTCATGCTGCCTCACTGCGAAGACGTTTCTGATATCTCGCAGCATCCCTTCGCCTGCAGGACCGACAATCTCTTCTCCCGTTGGTTGTAATGTAAGTATTTTCAAGAGAGAATTCGTGACCATGCATGCAATGCGTCTTGGTGGCGCTTCGTTGTCTTTTCGCATTATCTATGTTTGTTTTTGGCTCTAAATGTTGCGGGTTAACGCAACATGCGATCCAACAAATATGATCAATTGTGTATCCATCCGGAATCGCCCCGACAAAATGTGCGTAAGAAATTCTGTGAGCAAATCTTGCTCTTCGATCAACGTGAAATAGTCCATATCCATTCTTGTCAATGTTACCCATCCAAAGCCAACAACCTGTATTTGGCTCTGGTAAAAACCTTTTCGAGAATTCCGAATATTGCTCTTTTGTTAGCACGCTATTGCCCTCCCTCTCGCCATGCCCAGCGCCGCATGGTGATCGCAATACCTGCCCTTGGCGTACGCCCCGCAATACAGGAACGGACCGCCGTCATTGACCGGCCAGCCGCATTGATCGGGGCGGCGATCGGCGAGCGTTACGGGCTCGGCGGTGATGCGCTCCGGTGCGGGGGACTTGGGCGACACAGGCTTCGCCTGGTCAGGAATGACAGATTTAGTGATCGAGACATTGCCGAAGCGGATCATGCCGCGCGGGACGGAGGGGCGGCGAGGCCCAACAGGCTTGGGTGGTTTGATATGCTGCTGCGCCCTTGTGCTCTCGGCTCGGCCCTTGCCGCCTATCCCCAATCGTTGCACGCGCCCGATAATGGCGTTGCGTGTGCGCCCTGGCATTCGCGGCTCGATCTTGGTGGCGGATAGCCCCTCGACGCACCAGAGCTTGCGCAATAGCGTGTCCTGTTCCTCGGTCCAGCCGGAGCCTGCCGGATGTCCCATCACGCCACCTCTCGCACAGCAGGCATCTCGTCGAGCACGATGCGATAGCCGATTTTGGAGCGGCATTCGATGCGGACGCCGAGCGTCTCTATTTTGCGGCGCGCCTGGCTTATCGTGACGCGGATATTGTCACGCTCATTCTCTGGGCCGCATGCCGCGCCCCATACCCTCGCGGCAAGATGCGAGTTGCTCGCCGCGCCGGGGTATTTATCGATGAGGATGCGCAAAAAAACAGCCTGCTGGGGCGACAGTTGCACCGCCCGCCCGTACCGTGCGACGGTATTGCTCTCCAAGCAGACAAGGAGGGTGAGGGGGGAGATTTGGCTTCCGCATGTGGGGCAGCAATTGGAGGGGGTCATGCGGCCCTCCGATTGCGGCGCAGATTGCATGAGCGCAAATAGGCCGCCAGCATTCCCTTCGCGTTTTCGGGCACGTCTACAGGTGCGAAAAAATCGGAAGCGATAAGCTCTTGAAATCGAATTAGAGCGTCTGCCTGATACCACTCGCCGCGAATGAAGTGCGATTGGATTTCGTTGTGCAGACGGCCCTCATGCAGCCACTGCGCATGGACTTTCTTGCGCACTTTCAAGAAATTCGGATTGCCAACTTGCAGGGAAGCAAGCCGATCATTCAGCGCGCCTTCTCGGCAGTAACCGATCTTGACCGGGCCACCTTCGCCGCCTTGAATCGCGTAGATGATGCAGGGACGATATTGGGCTGATGAGAGCTTCTTCATGCGGCCTCCACTCGTTGAGCGAGTTCTTCCGTTCCGTTGAGGTTTTTCCAGGTGATCGGGAAGCCGCGCCGCACTGACGCATCAAGGATATTGTCCCAATGTTCGCGGGGGATTGAGCCTCGACGAACCCACGCATGGGCCGTCAACGTCCTGACGCCGATATCGCCTGCAAAGGCGCTGACATGGGCTCTGGGATTAACCGATTTCCATAGACTTATGATTTCGCGGGGAGATGATTGCATCCGTCCATAATACACAGCGTATTGGGTCTGGCAACCCCCATCGCGTTATGATATCGGCTACAACCCGTATGATGGAGACACCCGCTGAACGATTGAAGGCGTTGCGAGAGGCGCGCCGATACGAGACGGCCACGGACGCGGTGAGGGCGTATGGATGGCCCGTTTCCACCTATATCTCTCATGAGAATGGAGCGCGGGACATCGGCCGGAAGGCTGCTGAACGCTATGCCAGGGCCTATCGGGCATCGCCCGAGCACATAATATTTGGCTCAGGAATTAACCAGTCAGATAAAAGCTTAAGGCAGATTTATGACAATTTAGTTGAACCTACGCGGGTTCCCCTATTAGATAGTGCCGATATTGAGCAATTTCGCACAATATCTTCCGGCGCAGTTCCCATGTCAAACGAGACGGTATTTCTGCCAAGCACGCTTGAAAGTGGTAAGCGTGTATTTTCAATCGAAGTCTATGATAAATCTATGGAAAGCACCGACAAAAACGCCCTATTTGCTGGCGAAAAAGCTTTCTTCAACCCCGATGAAAAGTATTCATCTGGCGATATTATAATTGCGGTCGTGCCCGGCTACGCCAAGGCTCTCATTCGCAAGTACCGCCAGACTGCCGTTGACGCCGAAGGCAGGGTCTCCTTTGACCTCATCGCCCTCAATCCGGACTTCGATTCCGTTCATGCAGCGCATGAGCGCGAGGCCGTCATTGTGGCGCGCGCGATCGGCGCTTACCGCAGCCTGTAGCCGCCTCTCGCGGTCGGCAAACCACGCCTCTGATTCACATGGTCAAATCAGAGGCGTGGCAACCTCACGCCAAAAAATAACACGATTTGTATTTTAAGCGCTTGACTGTCTCAACACGTTTTGTATTAATGGGGTTGCACCGCCCATCACGTTCCCCGATGCCGGTGTGGGTCAGTTCCACTTCTGATCCTCCCATCAACCTCAGCTCGCCGAGCGCCCCCTGCTGCTGCTTGGCGAGCCTTTTTCGAGGCCTCAGATGCAGACCGAGCGCACCGGCATCGCCACTATCGTCGAGAGTAACCCCGTTGCTGTTTTCACCGATCA